CGTCTGCCCAGAAACCTTGACCGTGACGGCAAACCCGCCAACGGTGTTGTTGAAGAACGTGTAGGGCTTATCGACCGCCGGAACTTCGACCGTTCGCGCAGCGGTCAACGTGCCAAGAAGCTCAATCACGTAGTTGCGGCCAACGGACGACACACCATTGGAGATGGTCAGGGTCGTGGGGGACGCGCTATCGGTAACCGTCTGCGTCACATACCCGGCGATGGCCTCTTCGAGAAGGGTTCCGAGGTTGTTGTTCGTGGTGCTTCCCCACGAGCCAGACTGCTCACCGGTCGTGATCAGTTCGATCTTCAGGTTTGGGGAGTAGGTGCTGGTCATCGTGTCCTCTTGTCCATCAAGGTAGTATCTGGACCCAACCGGGTGTTTGCGAAGGCCCTATCTCAACCCAAGTGGGGGATTGAGACGGGGAAATCCCAGTCCAACCGGGGTTCTGGTCGGGCAGTATCTGACCCCAAACAAAAGCTTGCCCAACATACCCCGTTGCGGAGACGCCCGCAAGATCAACCGCTATGTTTATGGAAACAGAGACCTGACCAACATATCCGGAGGCGTATTGGCCCACCGGAAAGACGTCAAGCTCGATGAAGACGATGGGGTCGCCGACCTCACCCGTGGCGCTGACGCCAGTGGGGGAGGCGCTGCCGTTGAACATGGCGATGACGTCGCCGACCTGACCGCTTGACGAAACGCCGTTTGGGTAGACGAAGCTGCTTGAGACCACCGAGGCGTCGCCAACGGAACCCGTGGCGGAAAGGCCATTAGGGTATACGAAGGAGGTGACTTCGGTGGAGACGGAGCCGACCAGAACGGGCGACGACAGGCCTGTGACGGGGACTGCGGCGCTGAGGGTGACGGATGGGGTTCCCACAAACCCCGCAGCCTGAACCCCGGTCACCGGAACGTCGATGTTGTAAGAAACGGTTACCGACCCAACGTAGCCGGTGGCCACGCCAACATCGACGGAGCCCGTGCCCCACGGTCCGATGCCCCAACCAGATGATCTGCTCCACCCTTCGAAGGCGACAATCGTGGGCTCGATGTTAGGGACATGGGTGATGATGATGCCGCCACCACCGCCAGAAGCGCCAGAGGTGGTGGTTAATGAACTTGCCGCAGCCCCGCCACCGCCGCCGCCACCAAAAAGAGCCCCGACAGGTGGGGTGCCCGGTATTCCAGCGGCAACACCCGCACCGCCGCCGCCACCCGCACTGCCTGTAGAACTCGATATGTCGATGCCGGTAGAGCCAAAACCGCCATTGGCTGAAGACCCTGTTCCACCCGCACCGCCGCCGCCAAGAGACCCCGCGCCGCCGGGGGCAACACCACCGCCTACGCCAGCGACATTGTTGCCGCCGTTTGAAGTGGAGCCTGCGCTACCGCCGCCGTTACCGCCGCCACCACCGGCCGAAACACTGCTGGAAGAGTTTACAACGCTTCCGTTTCCGCCAGCGGCTCCGGCACCTGATGGTCCGCCCGCACCGCCGCCACCGCCGCCACCCGCTGACCACGAACCTGTCGTTGCAACGCCGCCGCCGCTTCCGCCCGCACCACCATTTGCCGTCGAACCAGTTCCACCGGCACCGCCCGCCTGACTGCTGCCAGAGCTGTTCTGTCCTCCGGCACCACCGCCAGCAGAATAAGCCCCGGATGCCCATGTGGTCGAGCCACCAGCGGTGCCGCCACCGCCGCCACCGGTTCCACCGGCGCCAACAGCATAGGCGATGGAGGACCCATATGCCGCCGAAAAATTTGACGTGCTCGTGAAGCCGCCACCGCCGCCACCGCCGCCACCTCTCTTAGCACTAGTTCCGGCCGCAGCTCCAGCGCCCGCGCCACCACCACCAAAGAGGTAGATGTTGTTGTTGGAGGAGTTCCAGTTGGTAGGAACAGGCCATGTACCGGATCCCGTGGTGTATAGCACGTACATCACGGTGGCGGTGTTGGTGAACAGCACGCCTAGGTTATTGCCGCCGTTGGTGGACGTTGTGTTGAAGTACCAGACCGCAGGGGAGGAACCGTCACCGGGCAGTGGGCCAAAGAACATGTCTTTGACGGAGAGGTAGTTGGCGATCACGTTGCCGGAGAAGGTCTTAGTGATCGTGGCCCGTGTTCCGGGGGTACTGCTGTTTAGAGTCACAAGGTTGCCAGCGGTGCCGCTGAGGCCCCATGAATCGGTAAGGGTCTGGGTCGTCCCCGCCGTGAAAGTAAAGGTTGGCGCAGTTACGGTGGACGCCAGCGTTGGGAACGTGTTGCTACCGCTGATGGTCAGCGCGCCAGCGCCGTCGTTCGACAGAACGCAATTATAGGTCGACCCACCGCCGACAAAAGTCTTGGCGGTTGCGGCCGTCATGCTGATCGTGCCGGTGCCCGTACCCGCTGTAGTCGTGAAGCCGGTGGGGACGGCATTGTTAAAGGCCGTCGTGGTGGCGTTGGTGACGATGAGCGTTCCGCCGTTGAACGTCAGGTTTTTTGTGCCCGCCGCAGTGACGAACGACGGAACTGTCAGGGTATAGCCAGCAAGGTCTAACGTACCACTGGAGGTCGTGTACGTCCCAATCGTGTCGTTGCTGGCAAGGACCAGCGTTCCGCCATTGTGGGTATATGTCGTAAGGGTGTTGTTGGCACCGAGGGTCAACGTTCCGCTCGTATGCGTAAACGTGGATGCGGTAATGGCGTTCTGGAGGAGAACGGACCCCGTAACCTTGGTGAACGCGCCAGTCGTTGTAAAACCGCCACCGTCGAAAGTGCCGTCGTTGAGCGTAACGGAGCCGAAGGTATTGGCCGCACCTTGCGTCAACGTCCCGCTGGTCATTGTGAACGCAAGGGCGGTGCTGACATTCTTGACCGTCACCGCCCCGGTTGACGAGAGAGTAGAGGCGCTTACGCTAGAGATTGTCTTCGAGGTGCCATCAAAAATACCATTAGCGAACGTAAGTGACCGTACCGTTGAGGACGTCTCAAGCGAGAAAGCATCCGCAAGCGAAAGCGTGCCGCCAGTTTTGTCCATTGTAACAGAGGCACAGAAAGCTTTTCCGTTTGAGGTTATTGTTTGGTTTGAGCCGCCGGAGAAAGTAAACGTACCGTTGGCAGAGCTTGAGGTGACAGTCATGCCTGTTGAAAAAGTGAAGTCTCCGTAAATTGTCGGAGAGCCGCTATGCGAGTTAAGAGATCCGGCAAAGCCCGTAAAACTTACGTTCTTATAGGTTCCGCTGTTTTGAAATAGGTTGCAAGTAAAGGTTCCGCCGTTCATATAAAATGAAACGGCTTGGGACTCTGGTAAATTACCGACAAGAAAGATTCTTATCCCACTGGTGCCAAGTGCATTTGCGCAAGTAACTAAGGTTGTACCCGTAGTGGACATATTAGTTGTTGTTGAAGTGTCCCATAGGGTAACGCTGGTTGTCGCTGAGTCCCCTAAAAGAATAATTTTACCGGTCGTTCCAAACGCAATAGACCTCACGTTTGAGTTATTTGAGCTAAAAACGGGGGTCGAGAGTTGATAGTTGTTTAAGTCCAGTGTTCCAGACGTAAGAGTGACTTGGCTTCTGTAGGTGGGGTCACTTACCAAAAAGTTATCTAAGAGCCGGTATGTTCCAGAACCATTGAAGGTTACGTATGCGTGGGAGTTTACCCCATTTGTTCTTATGGTTTGTACGCCTGTTGTGCCGGAGAAATTTATCGATGAATTACTCGCGTTAATGATTGTTGCGGAAACAACACTAAAGTTGCCGTAAACGTTTAAGGTTGCTATGTTGCCAATGGAAAAAGTTACTGTTCCGGCAGAAACGGTAAAATCAGCGCATGACGAAACTGAGGATGACGCCGTTGTTACGGTGTACGTCGCTACCCTATCAAAAATTGCGTTATCGGATGATGTCGGAACAGATGCGCCGCCGGTGCCCCCCGATGTGGTGGACCAGTTGGCGGTAGAGGCCCAACTCCCATTACCGCTTATCCAATACCTATCAGCCATCGATCACTCCTGAGGTGCAGTGATGAGGGTGATCCAGTTGTCGTAGCGGGCCTGCTTTAGGGTTGAGATTTCGTCCGCAGTCAGCGCCTCGTAGTCAGCCGGACTCATCACCAGCGCGTCCCTGAGGATGTGCGGCTCTTCGCCCATCTCAAACTCGTCAGCGATACGCCCGTCTTCCAGAACCTTGACAGCCATCTGCGCACCTCCGCACGAGGGGTTACGCCAGACGGATGATAGCGTTGCTGGCGTCAGCGGTGGGGAACACGACCGTGAACGTGCCCGCCGAGACGGACTTGTCAGACCCAAAGTCCAAGACGACGACGGACTTGTTCGACTGGGTGGAGTTGTAGATCAACGCGCCACGGGCGGTGAACGTGGCCGAAGTCCACGAGGAGTCCGAAAAATCCACGAACGAGGTCGTACCGCTGCTCGACGTAGTTGAACCGGTCAGGGTGTTGCCACCAGCGACATAGGCCGTGCCGGACGTATTCGTCGTCTCGTTAGAGGTCGTGTACGCCGTAGTCGTAGCGTCAAGCGTAGCCGACGAGGTATACAGCGCCATCTTGAACGTGTCCGCCGTCGTGGTGGCGCGGGTGACGCTGGTCGTGAAGGCGTGGGTGCCGTTCAAGAGTTCAAGCTTGAACGAGGTGCACATGAAGTTTCCGGTAAAAGCCATCAGAGCCTCCTGAGATGTTCCGCCAGTGTGCGATGCCCAGCCTCTGAGACCAGATAGGTGAGCGAGTTCCTGTCGCACTTTATAGCACGTTTCATGTGCTCAAGGACAACGACCTCAATCGCGGCCTTGAACGCATTAGCCTGCTCGCGAATTGCGGGATGGGTGGTATCGGCAACCTGAACAATCCGGTCGGCAGCGCGTTTGGCCCAAAACTCGGGAGAGTGGCCACCGTTGTCGGAGGTCTCGACATCAACCCCGAAGGTTTCAATCCTAGCTGCGTCGACGTACATCAGTTAGCCTTCACCCTAATGAGACCATCGCGGTATGCGTCCGTCTCTTCGCGGCCTTCGCCGAAGTTCATCAGGCGGTTCAGGGACTCAAGGAACCTGTTGTTGTAGAGCTGGAGAAGCTCCGCATCACCCTTCATGAAGGTATACGCCTCGACCAAGCATCCGTAAAGCATGGCCTGCTCGGCATTGTCGCCAAGCCAACTGGTTCCAGCATCCACGATGGACTCTGGACGATAGTAGTAGTGCATCTCCACGGAGAAGTTGCTGCTCGGGACGGGAGCCAGAAGGATGTTGTTGATGTCGAAGAAGGAGTAGTACTTCGGGACGCCCTGCGCGCCTGTCGGGTTGTACTCCTGAAGATACTCGACGTCTTTGTTCAGAAGGAAAACCGTGGATCCGGAGGACGTTACGGCAAGACTGAAAGGGGACAGGAAATCCCCGGGCACGGCGAGGTACTTGTTCCCAGAGGTGCAGTTGCCAGTCACGTTCTTGCGAAAAACCTGAAGATCAACGGCATAGAGAAGCCGCTCCTCGCAGTTCTTGATGAACGTGTCGATGTTGTCGTTGAACGTCGTCTCGTCGTACTCGGTGAAGTCCTTGATGGCTTGCACCAGTGTCGTGTAGGTCCAGCCCATGAGGTCACCCTATGACGATCTCAACAACCCCAATGCAGCCGATAGCCTGCGTGGACTTGTTGAGGATGAATGGGAAGATCTCCTGCCCAACAGGGACGGAGATGGGTTCAAATCGGTCCGGACGAGGGTTCATCAGGGCCTGCGGCTCGGTCGGCGGGTAGATTGGAGACAACTGCGGGTGCTTGGACTCCCAGCATTCCGTACAGGTCCTGAGGCCCTGCCACTCCCTGCGAAGGACGGTATAACCGTATTGGAACCCACACCTGTCGCAGATTGCGGGAGACCTGAACCCGCTGGCGTAGGCGCTCATCTCACACGACCCTGTAGAAGTTCTGGACGGGCGTGAGCCTCAGACCAGCACGATCTCGATCCTCCCCCGCCGCCCGCTCAAACTCCTCCTCGTAAGAAGCGCGAAGCATCTGGGTGCGCTCTGGGGCCTTCTTAAGGGATATGTAGTAGGCGAGACCGGCCGCAAGGCAGGGATAGAACCTGAACGGGATTGCGAGGGTGTTCGCGCCCGCTGCGGCATCATCCATGCGGACAAGCTTATTGACCACGATGTAATAGGTCGTGTTCGGCATCGGCCAAAGGTACAGCTTTGGGATGATCTGCCGGTCCACGAAGTACTGGACGGGGCGACCCGGCGTCAGCTTGTTCGGAAGGTTGAGGTAGTACTCCCGGCTTACCCGGTCAAGCGTCAGGTCGGTCTGACTGGACGTTCCAGAGCCATTAGGGAAGCGAACGACGGCGGAGATAATGTCGATTGTCGAGGCGGAGAGGGTGTACTCCTCGCTGGCGGAGGTGACCGTGATGATCTCTTCCTCAATCGTCCACTGGTTCAGGCCACGATTCGCCCACTCGGCGAGCAACAAATTCAGGCTGCGGCGGGCCGTGCGCTGCTCGTATCCGGTGCGCACATCCACGCCGCAACGCTCGAAGGCTTCTTCGATGTAATCGGAGACATCAAGTTCGAACGTCTTTGTGCCTGAGGTTGTCATTCCTGTTCACCTTTCAGCAGGCCATGCCGCCCTTTTTGTAGGCCTTGCCCTTGGGCTTAGACATGCCTGCTTCGGACATGGCGATGGCGACGGCTTGTTTCCGGTTTTTGACCACCGGACCCTTCTTCGATCCGGTGTGAAGGGAGCCCGTCTTAAACTCGTGCATCACCTTGCCAATCTTCTTTTGGGCCTTGCTTGGAGCCTTCATTTTCCCCTCCCCTTTTTACCAAGGGCGATCATGACCATCATGCCGCCCTTCTTGGGGGCCATGCCGCCGCCCTTCATTTTGGACGACATGCCGCCGCTTTTCGTCTTGACCGCTCCACCCTTCTTCATACCCATCGGGGCGGCTCCACTAGGGGACGCCATACCGGCCTGCGCCGACATGTCGGGGGGTGTCGCCATAGCCGGAGGAGCGCCCTTGCGGGGCATAGAGGCCATGGCGGCAGGGGGAGGTGACGGAGGCTTGTCAGAAGCCATGGCCCGGCGCGTAGGGGCGGACTTCATGGAGTCCTCGACGGCCTTGGCCCGCGCTCTGGCGGCAAGGGTGTCCTTCTTTTTGTCCTTTTTCATCATCATAATCTTGCTCCTGAGATACGATCCAGCTTCTCTTCAAGGCGGTCGAACCGCTGCATGATGCGGTCGAGGTCGTGGTGTAGGTCGTCGCGCGTGACGTAGGATCTGGCGATGTTCTCGCGGGTTTCAGCGATAGCCTTCCAGAGGTTATTATGAACCAGCTCAGATGTGTCAACACGCCTGTTGACATAGGACAGTGCCCACACAATCGGGGCAACAATCAACGTCAGAACCACGTTCCAGATGACGTCAAGGTCGATGTTCATGGTGTCCCCGCATCGTTCTTGATGTAGATAACGTGCATTTCGCCCGTCACCTGAGCCGCAGCAGACGCTAACGCCTGCATTTGAATGTCAGCTTTTTCTTCAGCCACCAGATATGTGTCAAAGTGACGGTCATACGCACCCCCGCCGTTTACTTTGGCCGTTGCTTCAAAACTGAACACACCTCCAAACGGACGGACAACAACCGCGCCAGTGATTTGGTTGTTTGCCGTTGAGCTATTGGACGTGAATGCGTAGCTCGTTACATAAGCAGTGTAGCCCGCCGGGACGGTCCAGAGAGCCATTTGCGACTTGTTATACCCAATCTCAATTTGAGCAAAAACATTCGCCGGGACACCGGAAGTAACGGTGCCCGTCCCTGCGTAGACGATGCCAGCATTTACACCACCGCTACCAGCCGTCAAAACTATGAGGCTGGTCAGCCGAAGATAGCTGTTGACCGTGTTAACCGCCGTCTGACCGTTCAGGGTCACGACTTCGCTAATTTCATTGTAGCTGCCGTCGAGACCGCTGATCTGAATGGTCCTTGCGCCTGTTCCCGCTGCTGCGTCATCCGCGCTGCCGCTTGAAATCTTAATGACCGTAGCGGCTGACAAATACGAGTAGACGGAACTTGGCGTCCAAATTGTCTCAAAGGACGTTCCAACGGCATTGTTAATACCAAACTGGAACAGCGTCTCATGCCAAGTGATCTGGCCGCGCGAAACCTGAAGCTCAAACGGCTCGTAACGGCCAGACTG